GACATGGGAGTGCACCGCGCTCGAAACCTTCCTTGGGGGGCATGATCTCGCATGAACACATCGAGTCTTCTTCGAGATATTGTGACGTTCGCGGCGTCGCTGTCCAAGGACTGCGACATGAAGCCGCGCACCGTGCAACACAAGATCGACGGGCTCGTCTACACGTCGCGGAAGTTCCCGGCAAGCGTCGGACTCGAACTCCTGCCGCGCGTGTCGGCGCTGATCGGGGCGTCGCTCATGCGGACCGCGGTCACCGGCGAGGACTCGGACGAGGTCGGGATCGAGGCGCTGTTGCAGGTCGCCGATCGAGCCATGCGCGACGGGCTGATCGCGACGTGCCGCGACCTACTCTCGCGCATGCAGGTGAACGAACTCGCGGGTGCGAAGGGGGAAGGCGGAGAGGTTCTCGCGGACTTCGACGAACACTTCGCTGGCGAATACATGCACCTCGCAAAAGTTTGCATCTTCGCGCTGGCCCACAACTTCCGGGGCCCTACGTTAGGCACCCGCTAACGCAGTGGGTGCCCCGAGCCAAACCGGACGGGCAGTTCGAAGGGATCCAGTTCGCGAACGTCCACCCGCTGATCGGTAACCTCAGCATTCGCCCGGAAGGGGGCGTCGACGTGGCCATGTACGAAGCACTCACGCAACGCATGTCACTCGAAGAGGCGCTCGACCTGTCGGAGATCGATCGCGTCGAGCGATCGTGGCGTGACGCCCAGACCGCGAACGCGGAGCTAGGATCGCCTCGCCGTGGCTGAGACAATCAAAGAGTTCATCTTCGGGCTGGCGTTCGGGAAGATCGATCCCAAGCCGGTGACGGATGCGGAAAAGGCGGCCAAGGAAGCAGCCGACAACGTATCCAAGCAGTGGAAGAAAGCCGGTGAGGACATCAAGAAAGGGTTCGGAGCGATCCGATCGTCCGCCCTGATCGTCGCAGGTGCGGCGACCGGTGCAGCCGCAGGCCTGTTCAAGCTTGCGGACTCGGCCGCGAAGACCGGCGACGAGATCGCGAAGACGTCCGCGGGGCTCGGGGTTGCAGCCCGCGAGGTCCAGCGCTTGCGCTTCGCCACGGAGCGATCAGGCGGTAGCACGCAGGACTTCACGCGCTCGCTCAAGGCGATGACCTTGGGCATGCACGATGCCTATACGAAGGGTACCGGCCCGGTCGCGGAGGGTCTCAAGGATCTGGGGATCAAGATCGAGGACATCGCGAACCTAGGCGCGGAGGATCAGTTCGCGATGATCTCCGATGCGCTGCAGGGGGTCGGCAATCAGTCCGAGCGTTCGGCGCTCATGATGAAACTGTTCGGGGCCGAAGGCGGCGCCAAGCTCAAGGGGCTGCTTGATCAGGGGTCGGCAGGGATCCGGGCGCTCGGGGACGAGGCGGAGCGGCTGGGGCTCGTCATGGGCGACGATGCGCTCAAGGCGTCCGAAGAGTTCGCGGACGTCATGCTCGACGTCAAGAGCACCCTGAAGGCGCTGGTGCGCGACGTAGGGATCGAACTGATCCCCACCGTGCAAGCGGTCGCTACCCAAATCAAAGATTGGACCGTCGCGAACCGGCAACTTTTGAGCACGAAGATCCGCGAGTTCGTCGAAGCGATCTCGAACTCGCTCCGACAACTTGCTCCGGTGATCCTTGAGATCCTGCCCGCGCTCGCGAAGATGGTCGGACACTCCGCGAAGCTGGTCGACTCGATCGGACCGACGGGCGCGACCGCGGCGGTGCTCGGGTTCAAGGTCGCGATGTCCGGTGCGCTTGGCCCGATCGGTCTGGTGATCACGGCGATCGCTACGTTGACCGCGGGGCTGATCTCCTACGCGTCGGCGCAGCAAGAGGCGAACGCGCTGGAGTTCGACAACAACTTCGGCGGTCGAGGCAAGCGAGGTGAAGGCGCGAGCCGGAACGTCGGCAGCGCTAAAGAGGGACGGCTGCAGGCGAGGCAACAAAAGCTGGCGCTGCGGATGGCGGAGTTCGACTCCGACCTGGGCCGGCTCGGGGGCGCCGAACAGTTCAATCGCAAGACGCAACACGAGAACGATCGCAGGCGCATGGTGAGTCTCAAGAATGAGATCGCCGCGGAGCGCAAGCGTGTGGACGCTCGCAAGGGGCGCAAGGATCTTTCCGGCGCGGTCGGGTTCGCGAAGAACTTCGGGAAGGGGCGACGCAAGTCCGAGCGCCCGAAGGGGACGCGCACGGAGGTCGAGGTCGAGTTCGACGCGGAGGACTTCGAGTTCGACGACGAGTTCGGGGAAGAGATCCGCAGGCTCGGGGAACGCGACGGCGTAGGGGATGTCGCACTGAACGAGGCGATCAAGGCGGGCGGCGCCTCGATTCGATCGGGCTCGACCATGGACGTAGCCCGGCAGGCGGCCTTGAGCCGGCTCGGATCAGCGTCCGGCAAGGACTACAGTGCCCGCGCGGGCAAGGATCCGTTGCTGTCGGAGATCTTCGGGAACGACGTCCCCGACGTGGAACTGTCCTCGCTCGCGATGGGGGCGCAGCCGCAAACCTTGATCGCGACAATCAACAACAACTTTCACTTTGACCTCGACCAGGAGATCAACGGAGCGGGCGATCCCGCCGACGTCGCGTCGCACGTGAGCAAGGCGATCCGCGACGTGTTCGAGGGATCGGTAGCGAAGTCCACAAAACTCGCCGCAGTGAAGTGGAGCCGGTGACGTGCCGCAGTTCATCCGACCTCGAACCGTTGCGATCTTCGCCTCGTCTGGTGTGGCGGCGATGGGGCAGATCCAGGCGTTCCTGCCGGGACGGGTGCGCCTCGACTTGCTGCGCAGCGTGTCCGCGACGTCGCGCTACACGGTCGCCCGCAACCCGGTCGAGCGCGCCGTCGCCGACAACTTTATCAAGGAACCGCGGCAGTGGGTCGTGAACGGGACGCTATCCGCCAACCCGCTGGTCGCGTTCGGCGGCGGGATTGGGACGCTCGGGTCGTTCATCCGCCGCGATCTCGTGCAGACGCGGGCGCTTCGCCTGTTACAGGCGCGCGGCGAACCCCTCGCGGTGGTGATGCCGTCGGAGGTCGCCGGGTCTGTCGCGCTCGTGTCGATCGCTGAGCAGCACACCGGCCCGCATAAGGTCGAGTTGTCGTTGCAGTTCGAAGAGATCGAGATCGTTTCGCCGTCGTCGATCGTCGGAGAACTCGATCTCGAAGCGGCGCTCGCCGGCGCGGACGCGACCCAGAACATGGGATCGCAGCCGGTCTCGACGATGCCCGATCCCGGGGGGTTCTCATGACCGGGAAGGTAATCCGCTTGAACTTGCGGCAACTCGTGGCGCAGCGGTCGACGCTGCAGTTTGTCCCGCTCGACGGCCTGCGCGTCGGACTGCTCGCGCAGTGGAACGCGTACCTGGGGGCGTGGGGCTTGTGGACGCACGCAAACGACGGCGCCGTAATATGCGGCCCGATCCGCCTCGTGCGGGGGCTCGACCTCTGGCTGCCGTACAAGCACGACCCGCGCGTGCCGCCCGGGCAGTTGTTCGTGCACGGCGAGGACTTCACGATCGCGAACACTGATCACACGGCGATGTTGTTGTATCGCCCGATCGCGCAGGTGTCCGCATGATCTCGTTCCCGCGCTTGTTCCGTCCGAGCGCTGCGATCACGATCGCGGGCACGCTGATCCAGGACATCAATCTCCCCCCGCCCGCGCCCCGGGGACCTCGCATCGCGTTCCGTGTGCGGCGGGATCTGACAAGCACCGCCGACACGGCGGAGGTGTCGATCTACAACCTCGCCCCCGAGCGTGAGCGCTTGCTGTGCGCCGTGTTCCACGAACTCGGCCGCGCGCCGCTGCAGGTGTCCGCGGGGTACGAGTCGATCCTATCGCTGTTGTTCTCCGGTGACATCCGCTCGATTCTCGGACACGTGCGGAGCGGCCCGGACTACGCGCTCGTGCTCACCGCCGACGATGCCGGGGACGCGCTCGCGGAACTTTCCACGAGCTACAGCACCGCGGGCTGGACCGCGCGGAACATGATCGACGCCGCGCTCCTGCGCCTGAACGCGGGCGACCCGATCCAAAAGATCGCGCCGTATCCGATCGTCGAGCACGAAGGCGTGGCCAAGACGATCGCAGCCGCCGGCGCAGCCGCAAGCGGGACGATGTTTTCCGGCGTAGGGGTGAGTAAGGTCGCGGACCTGCTCGACGAAGCGGCCCGGATCTGTAAGGCGCGCTGGTGGGTCGCGGGGGGTGTGCTCTACATGGCCGCGCGCCGCCTGCCGGTCGACGGACTCGCGATCGTCCTGCCGCGCAAGCTTTGGCTGCAGGAGCCGTCCGACGACGGGGCGGGCGTCGTGCGACACTCCGTAATGTTCGACCCGAACCTGATCCCCGGCCGGCAGGTCTCGCTGGTTGACCCGACGTTCCGCCGCAGCCCCGCGCCTGAGTTGTTTCGGGTCGAGTCCGTGGAGTTCGCCGGGGACACGCGCTCGGGTCCGTGGAGCGCCGACCTGGCGCTAAGGCGGATGCTATGAACGACGACGATGACCGGGTTGACGGCGCGGCCGTGTCCGCCTCGCTCGACGCTCTGCTCGCGCGGTGGCGCCGGAACATCGAGATGGATCTCCGCGTGGCGATGCCTGCGCGGGTGATCTCCTACAACCCGGCGACACAAAAGGCTACCGTCCGCGGCGAGGTCCTGCCGGTGCGCAAGGTCGAAGACGAGGACGTCCCCGACCCCCCGATCGTGTTCCCGGAGATCCCGGTGCGGTGGCGCCGGAGCATGGGCGGGCTGGCGTACGATACGGATCCGTTACTCCCCGGGGACACGGGTCACGTTACCTTTACCGATCGGGCGCTGTCGGTCTGGCTGCAACAAGGCAACCCGGGGACCGCGATCGATCCGGTGAGCGGCCGGACACACGATCTTGGAGACGCGTTCTTCGAGCCCGGGCTACATACGGACACGGATCCGATCGTTCCCCCGACGTCACAAACTGCACGAGTGATCGAGGCGCCGCTAATCAAGCTCGGGGTTGGCGGGGTCGAGTTCGCGTTGCGGGGCACGGCGCTACTTGCCACAAGCGCGACGCTATCCGCGACGCTCACGGCCGTGCCCGAAGCCACCGACCCGGTGACCACGATGGCGCTCGCGAACGCGAACACGGCGGCTATACTAGGACTGTTTGCCGCGCTCGCGTCGAGCGTGTCGACGAAGGTGCAGATCCAATGAACGACGCAAAGATCGAACGCGTGAGCGGGCAATACGGCGTCGTCCTCGAAGACGGGGACCTGGTCCTGCATGATGAGTCGACGGACGAAGGCTATGCGCTCGCGGTCGTGGACCGCTGCATTTATACGCTGATGACCTGGCTCGGGGAGTGTGTCTATCAGCGCAGCGCCGGCCTACCGCACGAGCAGGTCCTAGGATCGCTAGGGCAGATCGCAGGCATCGCGGGGCTGTACGTCGCCGCGCTGCAGGACGTCGAAGGCGCGGACGAGATCGAAGACTTCACGATGACCGAACCGACGGGCGCCGATCCGACGCTCACGCTCGACGTCAAAGTCCGCGTGCGGGGTAAGCCGTTCGACGTCGCGGGGAAGGTGGCAGCATGATCGAGCTCACGAGCACCGGGCTAAGCCTGCAAACGTTCGAAGAGATCCACGAAGAGATCGTCGACGCGTACGTCGAAGCGCTCGAACTGACGCCCGTCCAAAAGGCGCGGCTGCTTGCGGACGCTCGCGGCACGATCGCCCAGCTCACCCGGATTGAAGCGGAGCGGGAAGCGCTCGTGCAGGATGTGATCGCGGGCGTCTACGATACGATCTCGCTGCACACTACGGCGACGCACCTCGATCGATCGCTGCGCCTGCTCGGGATGACCCGCACGCCGGCGATCAACTCGCAGTTGATAGGCACCGCCACGGGAACCCCGACCGCGGAGATCCCTAACGGTTCCCGGATCCAGTTCATCGATGCGGACGATCTCGCCGTCGGCTCCGTATGGGCGACGGTCGAAGGCCCGTATACGTTCGACGGATCCGGCGAGGTCGAGATCAAGGTCGAGGCCGAGGACGCCGGAGATCTCACCCCCACGCTGGGTACGGATTGGACGATCCTCGATTCGATCGGCGGCGCATGGACGGAGTTCGAGTCCGAGTCCCAGCCGGTCGTGGGCGCTGCCGTCGAAGCGGACGCCGCCGCGATCACGCGTGCGGAGGTCGAGGCGTTCAGTCGGCCGCAAGGCCCGCTGCTTGCGATCGAGTCGAACGTCGCGACGGAGCTTGGCGTCACGTTCGTGCGCGCGTGGGATAACGTCACGGACTTGACGGACGACGACGGCATCCCCCCGCGAGCGATCAATACCGTGGTCGAAGGCGGGGAGGACGAAGAGATAGCGCAAGCGATCTACCGCGCCCGGCCGGCCGGCGCCCGGCTGTTCGGGCTCGACGACGGCACCCGGGTGGAGGTCGTGATCGCGGAGGGGAACGGCCGGAACATCACCGTCGGCTACAATCGCGTTGCGTCGGTCGACGTCCATATCAGACACACGCTCACGACCAGCACCAGCGAAGAGTCCGCGCCCGTGGGCGTGGTCGACACCGTGAGCGCGCTCGTGCTCGCGAAGGCGGAAGAACTATTCAACGTCGGGGACGACGTCCTACCCTGGAAGCTCGAAGGCGCGATCTATGCGTCGGGGATTCAAGGGATCGATCGTGCCGTGGTCGAGATCTCTTTGAACGGTTCGGCTTGGCAGACGACGAAGATCCCGATCACCATTCGGCAGCGCGCCGCGTTCGACATAGCGGACGTGAGCGGGAGCGAGGACTAGACCGTGAGTCTCCCCGTAGACGAGGATACGCTTCGCCTGATTCGGCTAGATGCTGGCATGGGCGACATCGATCGCGCCACAGGGCAAGGCGCTCTGCACATCGACGGCAACGATACCGAAGTCAACTCCGCGCTCGTGGGGGATTTTACGATCGAGGTGTGGGCACAGTTGGATGCTTTGCACGCCTCGAATGATCACTCGATCATTTTGTACGGCGTCGGCGGAGCGGAGAGCGAGGCGACGAACTACCTTGCCTGGATCTACATCGAAGCGAATACGGGGCTTGTTCGCTTTTTTTGGGAGCACGGCTCCAGCGCTACGAACGTCGATCTGCCAAGCGACGATGCCTTTCCGGTTGGAGCGATGACTCACCTGGCGGTCGTGTGCTCGGTGTCCGGCGGCGATCGGAATGTTCAGTTCTACATCAACGGCGAGGACGCGGGCGATGGGTCTGGCACGAATGCCAGCGGCGGAACGTCTGCTACGTGGATCATCGGGGAGAACGCGGCAAACGCTAACCGGTGGGATGGTGAGATCAGAGAGATCCGAGTGTCGAGCGTTGCTCGCACGTCCGAGGAAATCGCGGCCAGCTTCGAGAGCGGGCCTGATACGGCAGCCGTAGACACCGACCCGCCGACGCTCGCGAACTTGTCGCCCGCTCCGGGGGCGCTCGCGTCGAACACAACGTTCGAGTTCGATATCCTTGACAACGGGACGATCGCGGTCGTGACGATCTTCACGGACTTCGAAGTGAGCAGGCGGGATGAAGTCGTGTTCGACGGTGTGCAGTTCGGCCGGCTGTATTCCGGATCGATCGCCGCGATCGAAGGCGGGACGCACTTCGCGTTTTCACGGCGCGGCGGGTTCCCTCGCCTTGCGAGCGGTGAGGTCGAGCGCTGCCGCCTTAGGGTGGTCTGCTTCGACGCGGCCGGGAACGCGGTGACGTTATGAGCGTGGATCTTGAATACGAGATCGACGGCGTCCCCGACGTGGACCCGATCGAGCCCGGGGGCGGATACGGGAACATCTTCCGCGACCGGATCCTACGGTTCCTGCGCGCCGATCCGGTCATGCGCGGGCTGGTCGGACCCGGGGCGGACCGGACGGAGTTGCTGGTCGAGCGCCTCGAAGCGGTGCGGGATGCGTTCGATCTCGAAGACGCGACGGGGGACCGCCTCGACAAAATTGGAACGTTTCTCGTTCTTCCCCGGCAGGGGGCGGATGATGATCTTTATCGAACGCTCCTGCAGATCCAAGCGCTCTTGATTCTCTCGAACGCGCCGACGACCCCGGTCTTGCTCGAAGCGGTGCGCCTGTACACGGGGGAAGATGCGCCAGAGTATACGGAGTATGATCCGATGCAGTTTCGGATCGGTGCCGTGGTCGAGGACGCGGACGACGCCCAGCGCCTGGTGAACCTGCTCCGGCGCGGGAAAGCGGGCGGCTACCGGATGTCGATCGCTCCCTGGATCGGTTCGGAGGCGGCAGGCTCTGCGATCGTGGTAGACTCCGACCAGGTGCCGATCACCGATCCCGGCAATGTCGACTCTGACCAGGTGTCGATTGACGACGCCTATCCCATCACCTGGACCATCGCATGACCGCGCCAACAGACGATCTGTTTGACTTTGCCTCCGACGCGACCTGGTCCACCGGACCGGCGACCGGTTTCGACACGAAGGGGGCGACGCCTCCAACTGCCGGTGAGATCAGCCAGGGCATGGTCCCCGGCGTAGGCGTTCGAGGCGAACTCGTGAACGCGACCCTCGACAACTTCCGGCGATGGCTCGCGCACTCGTCCGAGGACGTCGCCCGAGGGATCTATGGCAACGGGTCGGACGGCGACGTGGTGATCAGCGGCGGCACCGAGACGCTCACGCGCGTGATGTATTACGACAATCTCACGATCGAAGGCGACGGGATCCTCGACTGCGCAGGGTTCTACCCCCACGTTCGGAATGTTTGCCAGATTGACGAAGGCGGGATCATGCGCCGCAACGGGAATGTCGGCGGTGACTCTCCGGGGTCCGGCACCGGTGGTGACGCTGCGGCTGCGCTCTCTGGCGGGATCCTGGGCGGGTCCGGTGCCGGTGGTGCGGGCGTCGACAGCGGCACCGGGCTGAACGGCGGTGCTGTGACGAACGCACTCGGTGGTCGCGGGTCCGAAGGTGGCGAGGGTAACGAAGGCGACGGCGGCAACGGTGGATCGGCCACCGATCCGGACGCGGCCGACGGCGGCTGGAATCACGTCACCAGCCACCCCGGGTACATCGTCGGACCATCGGGCTTCACACGCATCCTCGGAGGCGGTGGAGGCGGTGGTGGTAGCGAAGGTGTCGGCGCTGCAGGAGGCGGAGGCGGATCGGGCGGAGGCGTGCTCGCCCTCATCGCGTTCGACTTGCAAAACGAAGGCACGATCCAGGCGAACGGTGGGCGAGGCGGATCGGCAAGCGGCGGATCTGCGGGCGCAGGCGGTGGCGGTGGCGGTGGGTGCATCTTCCTCGTGACCCGCCGCAAGTCCGGTTCCGGCACGGTCGAGGCCGCGGTGGGTGCCGATGGTGCTGTCGGTACCGCTTCAACAACTCCGGGGACGGCCGGAGAGATCATCGAGCTGGTGGCGTGATGGATCTACGGCACGCACAAATCGAACCGGTCGAGCCGGCGATCGAGCGTCTCGAACTCGCCGAAGAACTCGCCACGGCAAGATTCGTGCATGATGTCCGCAGTGTCGTCGGAGTGCTCCAGGCCGAACGTGTGCCCCATCTCGTGAGCGATCACGTAGCCGTCCGCAATGCTATGCAAGTGACGCTTGCAGCCGATCTGATGCTCGCTTGCCGCGCCGGAGATCCGGCCAAGCTTCGGGTGCACCCAAGGGGCATCGCGCCACTTGATCCACACTGCACCGTATTCCCGATCCACGATCATGATCTCGCGGCCGATCAAGGCCGACGTCACATCGAGCGCGTCCCGTTGCGCGTCCGTCCACGGCTGCGCCGAGTAAACGTCCAGCGTTCCGGAGTAGCAGGCGGGCAGCAACACGAGCAGCAAGGCGAGGCGGGTCACGTCCCGAGGATATCCCGATGACCGATGAAACACAAGCCCCCCGCACCGACGGCTGGGCGACCCTTTCCGGGTCGCTAGGGAGCATCCGCGACAAGTCCGTGGGGACCACGTTCGTCGAGCGGGACCGGCTCGATGACGCCGTAATCCGGGGACTCTACAAGCAAAACGCGCTAGTCGCGAAGATTGTCGACCGCATGGTCGACGACGGGTTGCGCCGCGGCTGGACGCTCACTGACGTGCATGACGCGGACGGGAACCCGGTCGACATCGACCAGGGGAAACTCCATTCACTCTGCGATGATCTCCGCGTCACGCGGGCGCTACGTCGCGCGGGCAAGTGGTCGCGCCGCGACGGGGGGGCGCTGATCGTGCTCCCGGTGATCGACGGCATGCCGACTGATCAACCGCTGCAGGTGACGTCGCACACCCCGCTGCGCCCGTTGAATGTGATCCCGGCCCGTCGAGCGCAGCCGCTCGCGCAGGATGTCGGGATCATGTCGTCCACCTACGGCAAGGTGCTGGAGTATCAGATCTCGACATCGCACGGCGAGCCGATCAAACTGCACCATTCCCGATGCATCCCTATGTCGGCGATCGATATCCCGATCGAGGACCTCGAAGAAGACAACCGGAACGGCTGGGGTCCGTCGATCATCGAGCGAATCTTCGACGACCTTGGGCGCGACGGCGCGGCGATCAGCCACGCGGTGAGCATGCTTTACATCTCGTCCGTGCTGTATCTCAAGATGACCGGCTATCGGCAGGACGCGAACTCCGACGCGGGCAAGCTCAAGATCCGCAAAGGGCTTGCGGAGGTCCGGCAGAATCTCGACTCGCACGGGTTCCTCGCGATGGATCAGGCGGACGAGATCGGAAACTTGACGCTCACGACCGCCGGAGCATTCGAGATCGTCGACCGCTGCGCCGCCCGTCTCGCAGCCGTCGGGGAGATGCCTAAAGAGATCTTGATGAACGAGTCCCCCGCGGGACTGAACGCGGGCGAACTCTCGGGGCCGCAGGAGATCTGGTTCGCGCGCGTCGAGCAGTGGCAGGACGATCAAGCGACGCCGGTCCTCGACCGGATCCTCGAACTGATCTTCGCGTGGCAGGGGTGGCCGATCACCTCGTGGACGGTCGTTTGGAATCCGCTGCATTCGAAGTCGGAGGAAACTGCAGCCATGACCGCGAAGACAAACGCGGAGTCCGATCAGATCTACATGCTAAATGGCTGCGTGACCGCGGACGAGGTACGCAAGGCTCGCTTTGTCGACGGCAACCAGGGGGCGTTCGAGGTCGAGCCGGAGGCGGACCCCGCCGACCTGCCGATCAATCCGGGCGAGGTCGAGGCGCAGGTCGCGGCGGAGGCGCCCGCGGCTGCACCGGTCGAAGCGTTGAGCGTCGCGGAGGAAGCGTTGAGCGTCGCGGAGGAAGCGATGAACGGCGCGCAGATCTCCGGCATCTCCGAAACGCTCTCGAAGATGAACGCCGGCGAACTCACCCCCGAGCAAGCGGCCTGGTTGATCGGCCTCGCCGTTCCGCGGATCAAGGGTCAACCGATCCCGCCCCCGCCGGTGAACGCTGCCCCTGCGCCTGCAGGCGGTCCGGAGGTGGACGAGGCGCAACCGTCCGCCGCGCCCGTGCCCGCCGACGTCGTGAGCGTGCAGGCGGCGGCCAAACAGCTGGGCGTCCCCACGCGCACGCTTACGCTTGCGATGGAGCGTGGCACGCTTCCGTTCTGGGGATTTGGTGCACGCAAGACGGTGAGCCTTGCGGACGTTCTAAAACTTGGTAAGTCGCACGAGGCGCCCGAGGACGACGATGCCGGCACGGATCGGTAAGCCCGCGGGGCGTCATGACCTGGTGCTACAGCGGGCGCTCCGTCCGATGCTGCTTGCGATCCGACGTGCTCTGCCTGGGATCACCTCGCCTGCGGCCGCTGCTGCGCTCGGGGTGTCCCTGCGCCGCACCTGGTCGGACGCGAAGATCCGTGGACTCGTGCACGACATCGGCGCGCGTGCGGAGGGGGACGCGTCGCGTCCGTGGCATCCGTTCGACCGGCGTGATCGCAAGCGCATCCGCGACGGCGCACGCATGGACGCGAAGACGTACGACGGAAAAAAACTGCTCGACGCGTGGACGAAGACGGCGACCTCGAAGATCACGAGCGTCCGGGACGAAGTCGCGAAACGCATGCGGATGGACATTATCAAGGCGCTGGAGAAGGGGACGAAACCAGCCGACCTTACACGCAAGTGGCTACGCGAAGGGATCCCCGTGACGTGGGGCACTGCGGAGGGCCGCTTGAAAGTGATCGCGCAAGACCAGCTCTCGACCTTGCACGCGCAGGTGCAGAGCGAGCGAGCACGGGCGGTAGGCGTCCGCGAGTTCATATGGCGCACGCAGGGGGATAGCCGCGTGCGCGCGGCTCATGTAGCGCTCGACGGGACAAAGCACCGTTACGATCGCCCGCCGTCCGAAGGGCTGCCGGGGCAGCCGATCAACTGCAGGTGCTGGGCGGAGTCCGTGATCCCCGACGAACTAGCGATCTCCGTCGGGTTCGCGATCGGGTAGGTCGTTCCCGTATACGTCCCGATCCGCGTCCGCATCGTGCCCGTTGATCATGTCGCGGAGGTCCTCCGCGATCTCGTCGTACGCGTAATGTCGTTCGATGCGATCCGCGTGGTCAAGCATGCGCCTGCGCAGCCGCTCGAAGTTGCCGTAGGCGGCGTACGAGAACAGTTCCCACAAGCAGAGATCATCATCCGGCAAGCACGGATGCAACTTGGTGGCATGCTCAAGCAGGACCGTGCGCAGATCATCCGCCGTCCTCGCGGGGCGTCGCCGCCGGACTCGCTCCGGAACCAGGTTCGCGGTGAACGTGGTCTCCCGGGCGCGGCGGTCCGCAAGCCAGCGGGTGCGGGGGTTCCACGTCGTACCGTCACGCCACGCCCGGATCGGAACGTCGAGCACGCGCAGCGCGTCGATCGGATCGAGCACGTGCGGAGCTTCCCCCCCGATCGTCGTGTCTTCGTCGACGTCGACTTCGACGCACCAGCCCGGGTGTAACACGGCGTCCGTCGCGGCGTCGTAATCCAGCCCGAGTTCGGCCGCGGTCTCGCGCGCGGACTTCGTCTGCGTTAGCGAATCGCAGATGCGTTTGCGGATGGTCAATACCACGGCATCACCTCGTGGCGTCCAAGATCGTACGCGTCGTGGGTGAGCGCGTGGACGGTTTGGCGGACGCCCGCACGCGCGGGCCGGTAGTCGCTCGCGGGTGTGCCCCAGGAGCAAGACAGGAACAAGGTGATCGCGATGAGACTTTTCATCGGCCGATCCTCGCGATCGCTCCGGCGATCCGCTGCCGGGTGACGTGGTAGGCGGTGACGATCACCTGCGGCGGGGCGTCCACCATGGCGGTCGGGACCGCGTGGCGCAGCGGGCAGATGCCGTCGAGCTCCGCGTCGAGCGTCCCGCCGAACGGCGGAGGCGGGGGCAAGTCGCACGCGCCGGTGCGGCGGCGCCAGGCGACGCGCTCGGAGTCCGAGAGGATCTCCGCGGTGCGCATGTCGTATAGGGTGGGTGAGTCGGTGAAGGTATTCACACCTCGAAAGCCCCGTCCTCCTGCGAGGTACGGGGCTGGCGGTCGAGCCGGCGGGCGGCTAGTCCGTGATCTCGACCTGGTCCTCCGTGCAGCCCAGGCGCTTCGCAGCGAGGGGGATCGCGCGCTCCGCCGCCTCGTCCGAGAGTTCGACGTACGGGCGCCCGTCGTCCGGCTGATCGACGCGGATGACGATCTCGCGCGCGGTGCGGCAGTCGTGGGCGGTAAAGGTGAAGGTGAGCGTTGCGCTGTCCATGAAAACAAGCATGCAGGTTTATTTACCCGGCGTCAAATCTTTTTTCGTGAGCAGGTGCGCGACCAGTTCGGCCGCGACCTGGTGCCGCGACAAGCCCCGCGCCTTGCCCGCGCGCGCGAGGTCTACCGCCTGCGCGTATGACACGCGGAACGAGACCGGGATGATCTTCGCGTCCGCCGCGTGACCTTTCCGCCCCCGACCTGGTCCGGCCTTCATCGGTCCCCCAACAGATCGTCCGCGCGGCGGTCCGCGGCTTCGAGCCAGTCGCGGGCGAGTGCCAGCCGGCGGCGGAGCTCGTAATCGTCCAGGCGCTCGGCCGCGTCCTGCGCTGCGAACACGCGGGACTTGGCTAGCCGGAGTAGGTGGGATATAGGTGATCGGTCGCTCACACCGCGAAAGCCCCGTCCTCCTGCGAGGTACGGGGCGGCGGGTCGAGCGGGCAGGGCTAGATCTGCTTGCACCTGGTGAGGTAGGTGCACTGCGCACCGTCGTTGTATTTGTCGGTTCCGTGGTCTTTCACGGTCCCCTTGAACGAGACCCAGGTCCCGACGGGGAGTCGGTTGCAGTTCTCGTCCGTGAACGGGGTCCCGGTTTTCCACACGAGCAGGTTCCCGGCGGTGTCCACCATCTTGACGAAGCACACCCCGCCCCAGTCGGAGTCGAACCAGACCATCGCGAGGATTCGGGCGGTAAAGGTTAAGCGCTGCTTGACGGCGCCCACGTGCTTCGAGGCGGCCGCGTCGATGGTCGGCAGGACTCGGACCGCCTCGAACTCGCCGCCCTGCAGGAGGGCGTGTCCTTCGCTAGCGAGCTCGGACGCCTTGCGGAAGTTGCCGCGCTCCGCGTGCCACGTAACCGCGTCCGCCCATGAGAGCCCCTTAGCCGCCGCCCAGTCGAGCGGGTGGGCGATGACCGCGAGCGCGGCAACGTCGCACGACTCGAACTCGGCGCGCTCCGCATTCTCCCGCTCGACGTGCAGTTCCTCGCGGCGGGCCCGCTCCGCCGCCCGGAGTTCGGCGCGACGCTCCGCGAGGATCTCGCGCTTGCAGGCCTTTGCCCGCTCCGCGACCTCGCGGTCGACGTCCCACAAGGATTTGACCGCGCAGTCGCAGCCGGTCGTGAACTCGACCCCGTCCGCCGCGCGAAAGGTCGCGCCGTATTTGAAGCAGGTCCCGCACACGTCGCAGGTGCCGCCCGGCTTGTGGATATCCCCATCCATTCCGGGGATGACGTGGGCGCGGTAGGCCGCGCGCACGAAGGTGTAGGGGGCGGGGTATCCGGCTGCGACGAACGGGTGAGCGACCATGAAAACAAGCATGCAGGTTTATCCTGGTGCCGTCAAGCGACCGCGGCGTTTTTTATCCCGAGCGCTTCGCGCAGGAGATCGTAGACGCCCGCGCCGTCGACCGTCCACGAGATCTCCCCTGCGCCCGCCCGTGCGTCCGACACGCCCCATCGCCCGGAGCGCAGCGGTGCGAGCCGGACCGTCCGCCAGCCGCGGGCGATCACGAGCACGTCCGCATCGTCGAGCACGTCCGTTGTCGCGCCGTCCACGTGCGCGGTCATGAGGCGCGCGAGTTCGCACGCTGCATCGAATGCATCCGCCATTACGTTTTGATCATACACGTCGCCACCATAAACGGTGGGACTGGTGAACGCAAGAAAAAAGATCGGCGGAAAAATCGCCGGCTTTCACGGAGTTGTGATTTTGTCGAGTTTCCCCGGCTTGAAAGATCGGTGGGCAGGGGTAGACCGGGAATATGAACACGCCAGCCCTCCCATCCCTC